ACCAACAAACACACCAACGGTGTTATTTGCAGCTGCACCAGTCGCATTCGTAGTTACAGTCGACTTTTGAATTGTGCCTCCTGCGGCAATACGAACAATATCGCCGTTGTAGATAGCCGTGTTATATGTCGATGCAATTGGAATCTGACGAACTGCACCAGCATATGGTAGACCGTCTACACGGTTTAATGCCTGTAAGCCATAGGGAGCTGAAACGGTTGGATAAGCCATTTAAATACTCCTAAATATTAGTTAAGAACCTTTACCAAAGGAACTTGTCGTTTTACTCTCGTTGTAAAGAGGCATACGAGGATCGCTTTGGCGCATAAGAGTGTTCTCTACAGCCTTCATTTGAGCATCTGCTTGGTCAGAGTAAAATTGATTACGCTGAGCAACGAACTCAATTGGGGTTTTGCAAAGTAACAACCCGCCAATCTCAATATTGTCTTTGTATCGACTATTGGGATCGACTAGCATTTGAAATCTTGGCTGCTCTTCAATACGTACTGGTTCCCAACCTTCTCTGAGTTTGGCAGATAAATTACGTGGGTCAGCTTGGTTTAAAGATGCAACACGGATCCACCGGTAAGCGTAACCAGCCTGTTTATCAGGTTCTGGCAATAACTCTGGAGGAGCCCAATGCGTGGGGCGCTCCACTGCGGTGCGTTTGTCTAATTCACGGGTCAGTCTGTTTTCAGCCATTTGAAGCCTCCAATTTACGTTGTTCACGGGCATACACTTCGGGTGTCAGGCCAAACTTTTTGATGATGGCCATCTGTGACTGCTTCAACCGTACCTGTTTGGAGGACGTTGAACGTGTCGCCGGAGCTACAACCGTACTTGGCTTTGCTTTTTCCTGAGCTGTTTGGGGCTCGGGCTGTGGCTCAGCCTGACTGCTTTCTTCCTCGGTATCGAAATACTCTGGAAACTTTTTGCGCATTGTTTTATCAATGTGCTTGAAGTACCGATCACTACCTACGATGTTTGGGCCGTATTCGTCAATCAGCTCTTCATGTATACCTACAGCAAAATTTGACATGGCTTTTTTGGTGCCATACCAAGGATTTTCATCCAACCAAGTTTGTGTTTTGGCATCAATCTTGGAAGCATTTTGCTGAGCTTGTGGTATTTGTACCTCATTTTCCTGCTCTTGTAAAGCACTAGGCTTAAATTGTTTTGCCTGTTGCGCTTTAAACGTAGCTTCTGAAACTTTAGCTTGTGCCTCAACGATACGGTCAGAATCACCAGACTCAAGCGCTTCTTTGTATTCACGCTTAGCCATAGCCAACTCAGTATCGGCTGCACTTTGTACTGTTTCAATATAAGTTTTCTCGCCTGCACTATATTGAGCTCGGAGCTTTTTGTTCTCTTCGTTCAGTCTTTGCAAGGCTTCAAAAGCCGCCTGGCGCTCACGCTCAGCCGCTTCTTTAGCACGGCGCTCGTCGTTCCAGACCTTTTTGTACTGATGGATACGCTCTTTTTGGGACTTAGGATCTAAGTCTTCCTCTTCTTCGGCGGCAGTTTCTAGTTTCTCTACGATTTCCTTTGGCATCGGCTTTTGACCCCGATCTTCAGGAGGAGTATCGTCCTCAATAACGTATTCAACGTCATCTTCCCCTGCATCTTCTAAGGGTTTACCCTTATCTTCTTGCTCATCAGGGAACTTAAATTGTTCTTTTTCCATTTCAGCCATGATTTAGCTCCTATATAAATTTACGGGTTATGCCACGTGGATCCTCAACAACGGCTTCGACTGAGTCGTCATTAATAATCCGGAACTCTTTACCGTGAATAACAAGGCGGGTTCCAGCATTCGGTCTTACTAATACAAAATCACCAGGTTTGCACCAAGCTCCGGTTGGAAAGCGTGCTGGATCTTTATAGCAATCTGGACCTAACTCAATTACAAAAAGAATCGTAGTTAGAATCTCGTCTTTCTTGATTAGATCATCTGGTTTAAATAGGTCAGACCCCTCAAATTGCTTTTCCACGTCAGGTATTGCGCACAGGATGCGGTACCCTTGCGGTTTAGGAAGCTGCTTTGCCCTTTGCTCAATCGGAATGTACTCACCCTCGTGGTTGATCGAAGGCATAGGATTTCCTAGAGCATCGGTTATTACTATTTGCTGCTTGTTATCGGGGTTTGAGCCGATAAGGATTTCACTCATCAGAGTTCTCCGTTCTTTGTTTAAGGTCACTAATTTCCCTCTGTGCCATCAGCAGACCTTTTATCTGACCGCACACTAACTGGTACTCGTCGAAGGTTTTGGCCCCGCCAGCACCAAGGCTTTCTTCCAAAGCCCTTACTTGTTCACCTAACTTTTGGGTCAGGTGGTCAAGATATTTATCTATCATCTAGTCTTTTCCTTATTTACCATTTGTGCCCTGGATTTGGCCAGGTCAATACCTAACTTAGCGCCCATTTCCGCCTCTTTTGACTGGCGATTTTTAGCGTCTTCGTTAACTTTGATAGTTGCGTTCATTGCAGCGATGGTCTCTTGTGACTTAATGCGGTCACGCTCAACTTGCAATTGGTCAGCTTTAGCTGCAGCATCTGTCATCAACTTCTTCTCTTTAATCTGCAACTCACCCTGCTTAATTGCCAACTCTTGCTGTTGCATCTGGATGAGCGGATCCTGTTGAGCTTGCGCTGCTTGCTGAGCCCGTACCTCGTTGAGGTCACGTTGCAACAGAGCCTGCGCTGCTTGTGCAGCCATCTGAGATACACGAACTTCAAGTTCTTCTGGCATTGTCTTGTCGTCATCATCAGCGTCTGGATGATATGGCAGATCAACACCCATCTCGGCTTCCATCTGTTTGCGATACTCAAACGCAATATGCTCGTTGACGTGCGCCATCATTGCAGCTTGCATAGCTTGAGCGTTGGGGTTTTGCCCAACTAGTTGCATGATCTTGGGGTCCTGCATAGCAGACATATGTACAGCAATATGCGCTTTGTGATCTTGATACAAGAACGCTTTGACCGGCTTCATCATAAGAATGTTCTGGTTCTCGGTAATGGGATCTTCAGGTTTTTGATCTTCTGGCAACTTAACAAGTTTGTTAGCATTCTTAATACCCAACACATCTAACATTTGGCGATGCAGTTGTGGCAGGTTATAAATCTGTGGTGCTGTCTGTGCTAACTGTAGAGCGGCTTGGTACTGCGTAATCTTCTGCGCCATGGTTGCGGCGTTTGGATCTGAAACTGGAATGACATCGACGTCATCGTAGTCAGACTTTTTTGCCCGTGGGCTGCCAATCTCTGGCTCGTAACTATAAGTATCTGGAGTGTAATCACGAATGATGTCACGAAGTAACCGAAGCTCCTCTTTAAATGAGTAGTGGATGCGGGCTTGTACAGCGGACATTACCTTTAATGTACGCTCCAGAATCGCTAGTGTTGTACCAACCGGTGCTTGGCTGGACATGTCACTAATTTGAAGATCAGCGGCGCTTGCGAAGCGTCGGCCTTCTTCGATAATCTTATCCATCAAACCAGCAAGAACCATACTTGGCTCTTTATATGGCAACGGTAAGAAGTTATCCCGCATTGTTCCAGCGGGCACATCTACGTCACGCCACTCTCCAGGTGCTATCGGCGTGTCATCGCCTTTGACTCGCATGCCTCGGGCTTTGAAGCCACCAGGTAAGTTGGCAAGAGATCCTGCATCAACGAGTTGGCGGAGTATTGAAGTTCCTGACTTAGCAAACGCCCCGATGAGGTGAATAAGACCAAAGCAGTAGAAACCAAAACCGGGAATGTAACCATAATGCACAAAATGCGAACGCTTCTTCTTATGTTCATCTTCTGGCCTCCAGTTGCGACGAATGGCCAAAATAGTACCATTAGCCTTTTCGATGGTGACAATGTAGGGGAGCGCAATACCTGTTGGCTTACCGTCGTCATCTACATCTTCATAACCATCCAAGTCCAAATCAACTTGCATTTCCAAGAGCTTATAGCGATCATCAACTGATGCTCTAAAGCCCATCTTTTCAGCGATCTTTTTCTCAACTTCATCGAACGCATCAACAGGTTCTGGCAACTCGATGTCACGATAGAAGCCTGCTACTTGTAATTTCTTAACCTCGTTGGGGGTCTTACGCATGACGTGAGTCACACGTGCCGCACTTGCTAAATCAGATGCACCGTAAGGAACAACC